GACGAAAGTCCCCTTTTTTGTTTAAGTTAAATTTTTTTTCTATTAAAATTTTAGTTTTCAGATACAAAAATTTTTATACAAGACATAGAGCCAAATGTTGTAACCTTACCCCATAATAAATTACATTTTGTATTTTCTGGTGTGTTTATAACAAATTCTCCAGAAGAATGATTTTTTAAGACATAGTAAGAACCCATATTGTCATTTAAATCGTATCTCATAAATCTATATACATTTCCATTCACAAGATTAGTAACTATTCCGTGATACCCTTCATATCCAGGAATATCTTGAATAAATTCACCATCAATTTTTCTTTGAAGTTTTGTATTAATTTTTGCTGTTTGTATTTTATTCATTTTTTTCTCCGTAAAATTAATATTATATTATATATATATCACATCTAGATGGGATGTCAAATAAGATTTTATATTTTTTTTTCTATTAAAATTTTAGTCCTACAAGACCGACCTTACATTTTTCTATAGCATCAGTAAGAGTAGAGCTCTTAGCGACTGTAGTCCAATTAAATCCATTACCTGTTTTATGTTCTGAGATTGACCACTTTTTGTCATTATCAAATTTAGTTATCTGATACTTATCACCATATCTGTTATTGAAAAGGTACCAGCCATTACCAAATTTAAATAAACCATTATCGTATCTTTTATTTTTTTTTATATTCATTTTTTTCTCCGTTAAATTAATATTATCTTATTTATACATATTTTAAATGTGATGTCAAATAAGATTTTATATTTTTTTGTCATTTTTGTTTACCCTCCCAAAAATAAACAACTAAACCTAAGATTATATAAACTAAAACTATTTCCATTTTTTTCTCCTAAATAGGTTTCCTACTAGATACCTTTATCAAAGTTTCTTTAATACCATCAAACTCACTATGCTTTTTTATAACAGCATTGAATTTAAGAAATTTATTTTCAACTAATTCTTTTTTATCGTTAAGAAAATAATTAAAGATTGAAGAATTACTAAATGACTTAATAACTTGATTATCCTTAGTAGCCATAATAAATAAAGTTGTACCACCCCATTCATTATCTATAAATTTAGCATCAACCAATTTAACTTCTAAAATTTCTTTTTCTCCAACAGTACCAATGTGTTTAAATTTAGCTTTCTTTTTTTCTTTCTCAGCTTTCAACTTTTCCCATTCTTTAGACTTTTCTTTATTATCTAAATAAGCAAATACACTCGCTACTATCCCTCTTGATTTAGCCATAACATATTGAGTTGAAAGAGCATTTTTAAGATTAACTTCATAATCAGATTTAGCATTAGATAAATCATTTTTAACAGTAGTAATAATTTCATCAATCTCTTTATCATTATTAGAAATCTTAGAAAGTTCTTCAAAAGAAGAGTTAGCAATTAAATCGTCAACCTTTTTTTTGGTTGAGAATTTATCTCCATATTCATTTACTTCCTCAAATCTAGCATTTGGATTCATGTTCTCATACATTCTTACTGATTTAGCTACTGAGATATATCCACCATCTTCATTAACAATATTTCTTACGATACCTAAAAATCTGTTTAATGGAAAAGTAAAATCACTTCCTGAGCCACCTACTTCAATGTTAGGGGAATCAGTATCACAAAAATTAAAAAGGCT